GCCAACCACGGAGCACCACTCCACTCGTAATGACGCCAGGGCGCACCGATAGAGTCGAATACCGTCCCATTCGGATGCGTGAATGTCTCGATGAACCCACTTACCGGGACCGGCTCCTGGAGGAGCATCTGGATCGGGTTCGTACCGTTCGGCTGGGCCGGGAAATACTTGGACACGCCCGCGCGCTGGCCCCCGCGTAGGCGTTGACCCAGCACATCGTAGGGACGCACGTTGAGGCAGTCCGGCGTCGTGCCCTCGGGCTGTGCCTTATAGGCCCAATTCTCATCGAACCCCTTGACGGGGAACCCGAGACTCGCGGCTGATTTCTTGTCGGCCATAGGTCTTCCAATAAAATAGGCCCGCCCGCAAACTGAGGGGCGGGCCTAAGTTTAGCCAGGAGCCTTAGCGGCTGTTGATGTCCGTGAAGGCCAGATTCGACCGATACCACAGCGTCAAAGCGTAGATGCTGATGGCGTCCGTCGAATGCGCCGCCGAGGTCAAGGTAATCTGGAGGGCATCACCCGGTTTGATGCTGGCGTCGGCCGTCGCAGCCAGGGACCGATTCGCCGTCTGCTTGGTCAGGTCAGTCCAATAGTCGGCATTGATCTCGACCCACTTGGTTAGGAGGTTGGCACCGAGCAGGGGAATCGCACCCGCAGCCGTCCCCGGAGCACCGAGATCCGCAGAGAGGGCCAGACCGGCGGGAAGCGCCGTCAGGTCGTCCGGGATGATGTTGGGCACCGGACGCTTGCGGTAGATCGTCGCCGTGATCTTGGACGCCGCCTGATCCGTTACGTTGGTCCCGGCCATGTTGCAGGCGACACGGATACGGAGTTCGTCGGCCGAAGGATCGTAGTCCGCGGGGACCAGCCAGGAGAACCTGCCCATGAAAGTCTGGCCGGTCACGAGTGAAAGACCGTAGTAGTTGGTCTCCAGGGCTGTCACCGCCGGGACTGTTGCCGCCGTCAAGACGAGGCCAGTCGCGTCCCGGATGTTGGACAGCAAGTGCAACGTCTGAGACTTGCGGAACCCGTCTCCAGGGGTAAGGTAGCTGATTCGACGCACGAGATTGTTCTCGTTCATACGGCACTTTGCCTCTCTGGCACCGGCGGAACTCCAAATACGCGGCTGCTTTACGAAGCAACCCAGGCGTATCGTTGAAGAATCCCAAAGCCTGATTACACTTGTGGCATAAAAGGGCGCGAACCGCGCCCGTTCTATGGTCGTGGTCTACACGAAGACGTTGGCCGTCTTCGGGTCGGCCACATAATGCGCAGCGACCTTCTTGCGCCAGCACTAGTCTATCATAGATCGCCGGATCACCGTAGCGTTTCTTGTAGGCGTAGCGCCGGTTCGCCTCGCGACCCGAGGACGTAGCAGAACGTCGTTTGCGATGCGCGCGTTGGCAGTCCTTGCACCATACTTCGTGCCCGTCTTTTCGCAGACGACTTCGATAGAAGGCATCAAGCGGCTTTTCGACTTCGCAGGAAGGACATAGTTTGAGAAGAGTGACTTCCATAAATCCCATTACTGCCGATAGTTAACCGTTGGCCGACGAAAATACTGTCGGAAATCCCTGAGCGCGACCGTCGTGCTGCGCGGGTTTCCGCAGTAACCAAGACGGCGGGCGGCGCTGCGCCCGTCGATACGATAGCTGTTAGGAAGCATGATCTGGCGGTAATACTGCATGCGGTTCGCCAGGGTGTCTTCACCCTGCATCTCGGCCTGAGCGAGGGCCGCAGCCTTCACCGCTTCGTCGTGCGCGAACCCGGCCGGATGCACGTCCGTCAAGTTCACGATCTTGTCGAAATAGATGATGAAGGGGAACTCGACCCGATACGTCCCGCCGGTGTTGGGATAGATGTAGAGATCCCATCGGCGCGAGTCGTTCTGATTGCGGCGCACCGCGGCGTAGTAGGGGTTGCCCGAGACCGAGTTCCAATTCTCGCGGAGCCGCCGAATCTCCAACTCGCTGATCCAATTGATCGGCACGCCACGATTCGATCCGGCCTGATACGTGATCTCACCGGCCACCTCGCCACCGAAGTTCTGGGGCAAGGAATAGATGCCCTGGCTGGAGAGGTTGAACGTCTTGGCCCCGGTCCAGTGGAAGTCCCCCGGCACTGTCATGGTCGTATCGGAGATGTAGTTCGTCAGTGTGATCGCGGTCCCCACTCCGCCCACCGCGAAGTCCGTCACGAAGAGAGTCTTGCCTTCGGTGGACGGGTAGAATGTGCCGGGCGAGGCCGTGAGCGTCGTGAGGTTCGGCCCCGCGGCATAACTCGCGGTCATGGTCGCGTAGCCCACCGGACTCCCGACCTGGAAGGTCTGACCGCCGAGCCAGGAGTAATCCGTGCCCGGCGTCAGCGTCACCTCGGTCGGCGACACAAAACCGGCGATGGTGAAGAGGCCCGTCTGACGCACCGCCAGAACCAACCCGACCATCGACGCATCAAACCACGCGGTCGTCGCGTAGACGTGCGTGGTGCCCGTAATGTGGATCGCGGTGACGAGGTTCGGTCCCGCAGAACCCGGCGGCATGGGGATGCCGAGTTCCTGCCAAATGTCGATCTCGGCCAGGGGGCGCTGCCAGCGCCAGCCATTCGGCGGCGCGTCGGCCATGAACATACGGATGCCGTCCTGGACGTACCGCTTGCACTTGTCCAGAGTGAAGGCGTCCACCGGCACCTGCGCGGCCTGATCGCCCGCCGGGCCGTAGTAGGCCACGCCAAGCTGCTCCGCGACCGTCAGGATGAGGTCGCCGTAGGATAATGCGGCAGTCGGTTCGGCCATGTTTCGTCCTCCCGCGTGGGCGGGCCATCCGGTCGGAACTCGGTCGCTATCCCCGAGGGGAGTCGCCACCTATCCCGGCCGGGCGGCTCGCCCACCGGGGCCGAAGCCCCGGCGAGCGACAGTTGCTAGATGCTAATTTGCAGCATCACGATGGGCGCGTTGCTCGCGCCAGTGCTGCTGGCGTCGATGGCGACACCCGCGCGCTGGTAGAGCACGTTGGTCGCGCCGTCCACCAACTTGTCGCTGCTCACGACCGACCCGTTGTTCACGAAGTAGATCTCGCGGCCGTTCGCGGCTGCACCAGTCGTGTCGTCGCTGGTGATCCACACCGGCCCCCAGGTCTGGAGCCAGAAATACTGGCCGACCGTGGCGCGAACCGCGGGAACGCCCAGGAAGGACACGTAGGCCCCACCTGCCTGATCGCCCTTAACATTGGCGTACGGATTCAGGAGAGTCTCCAGGTTGGTCGTACCGACCGTGACCGCCGTGATGAGCGGCGCGTCCAGGAACACGTTCACCGAGCCACCCGCCGTGGTGAGCACGTCGTTGCCAATGATGCCGCGCATCTGCGGGTGCTGACTCGTGCCGTTACCAATCACGATGTAGCCGCCCCGGAGTTCATCCACGGCGACTCGGCCGGTGCCGAGCGAACCATCGGTCGCACCCACCGTGATCGTGACAGCGGTGCTCCCGACCTTCCCTGCTGTCGGCACGTAGCCGAGAACATTGGGGCTCGTCGGGTCCACCTGCGCCGGAGCAACAGCGTTGGTGATGGTCTTGAGACCGTTGTACGCACCGAACTCGGGATCGCACGTCGCAGCGGCGAGCGAGTAGCGGAACACACGGCCATCCGGGGTCACAACCCGGTCGCCGATGTTGTACCGCGTACTCTTCACCGTCGAGGGCGAGTACAGATAGCCCCAGAACGGTTGATCGGCGACGGACACCTCGCTGCCCTGCCGCACGTACTCCACGTTTCCAATGCCTTTCGTCATGTTCAATCTCCAAAAACTACGAGTAACAGTTACGAGTCAAGGTCCACGCCGAATCCGACCCGGTTAGGCCGGGATCGGGTTGTGGACCACGAAGCCTGCCGTGCGACGGTTCAGGCACAGGTTGTTGTGGGAGCCGTCCAGGTACACGGTGATGGTCGTGTGCTGGAGCCGATCCGTCATGGGCTTCGACTCTTCCATCCAGAAGCCTTCCTGGACGAAGGGAATGAACTTCTTGAAGTCCACGGTGTAGATCGGATTGTACGCCACGCCGTCGAGGTTCGGGATGTACTGCACCGGAATCCGGTTGAAGTACACCGTGCCCTCCACGTCGATCAGGGACTTCCCGGCCAGATCCTTCGGCTGGGTGGCATCGTCGCGCTTGTCGGCCAAGTCCTGGAGTTCCACGTTGATGTCCAGATTGGCATACATCCGGCGCGTGCCGACTTCATCGTTGCCGGGGGAGTTGATGAACAGGGGCGGCCGGAAGCGGGTCGCCAGGATCGCGCGGCGCAGGGTACGCAGGAGCGCGTTGTCCACCTTGACGTAGGTGCCCGCGTAGTTCCGCCACTTGGACTCCACGCTGCCGTCGATGCCCGCGCAGACCGTCCCGGTCGTGGCGTCCTGGTAGCGGATCGTCTTGCCGTTGAAACCAGCGGCCGTCGAACCGGCGTCGAGCATGTTCAGGTAGTACGGGATGCCATAGGGGAACAGCTTGTCCGTGGCATTCGTGGGAGTCTTCCAGCCGCGGTCCTCGATCAGATCGGCGAGGGACCACAGGCCGTCCGTCCGGCGGGACTCCATCAGATTGATGTAGCCCTTGGCCGTGTTCTTGTTCCGCAGGATCTCCACGATGTCCCACGAGTAGTTCGTACCGATCTGGGTCCAGGGCACGTCGATCTGGCGCTGGACATTCGCCACGCTCGGCTGATCCACGTCGAACAACTTGCGGTAGCTGGCGTTGCCAGACTGGTCCAGCATGACGTTGCGCTGGATGCTGGTGCCGCCGTCAACCTGCTGGCGGTCTTCCTGGTAGATCCGGCAGAACTCGTAGTTCTGGTTCGTCCAGGCCACCTCGAAGGTCTGCTTGGGCAGATCCTTGAGGGTCGTCGCCACGAGGTCGATGAGTTTGTCGTTGTCAATACCCATGAGTCATTTCTCCAGTGGGAGAGATTACCGGAACGCCCCGGCGAGGCGGTCCTCTGTCCGGGTCAGGAGTTCAGCCCTGTCCCGAGGCGGCCCGCCAACCGCAGGACGACCCTGCGCTGTCGGCTTGAGCGTGAGGCTCCGCGCCCGTTTCTGGACGCTCGTGCGAATCGTCTCCCGAATGATGTTTTCCTTGAGACCACTGGCGACGGAATCATGCGCCAGCGAAAGCGCCTCCGGGACCGACAACTGCCTGCCCTGGAAGGCCGCGCCCGCAATTAACGCATCGGCCGTCTCCAACACTTTACTGCGCATCTCGACCTGCGGTGCGGTCAGAGCGTTGATACTCTTCCCGTAGACCTCGGCGTAGGGCTTCATCTCCCCAGCCGTGAAGAACTCCTGCACCGTCTTGCCGAGCGTCTCCATCTGGGCCTGCTGCGCCCGGACCTGGGACACCCGCGCATTCTGCACCAGGGGATCGAGCATCGAGATCGCCGCGTTGACCGGCCCGGCCAGCGCCTTGATGAGATCCTCGTTCCCATACTTCTCGACCATCTCCTGCACATTGATCGGTTGGAGGCCAGTCTGCGACTGCATTGCGGGCTGGGCCACCTGCGCCTGAGCCGGAATCGGGTTACCACCCTGCCGCACACGGCGACCAAGTTCGGCCCACTCCTGGACCTCACTGACCCGCGAGGTGTGCATCCGTTCCAGGGTCTTGAGGGCCAACTCGGGATTCGTCTTCGAGAACGAGACGATCTCCGCGTCGGTCCATCCACGCGCTTTCGCCGACCGCACGTAAGCCGCCGGAAGGGTAGACTCCTCCGCGACTGGCGCGGCGGGGGCTGCTTCCACGGGCTTCTCTTCGACCACGACCGGGGCCTCCGCGATGGGAGTTTCCTCAGTCACGACCTCCGCGACGGGTGCCTCGGCCACCGGTTCGTCCGCAACAACATCGGAGAAGGCGTCCAGGTGCGCTTGCACCGCGGACACAATCTTCGCATCATCGGAAAGACGCGACGGTGTTTCGGGAGCGGCCACGACCACGGGTTGTTCTGCGACTTCTGCCATGATTCGATTTCCTTGTCTGCTGCCTGCGTGTGCAGGGGTAGGAGACGACTACGCTAGTCTAGACGATTTGCCGGAGGAGGTCAAGAATTTCTTGTACCCCAGGGTCGCATACCTCGACGCGAGGAGCCACATGCACGTCGAAAAGAGGAGGACTGCAAAGTACCACAGGGGGACGCAGGTAAAACCAAGCGAAATCTCCCAACCCGAGGGCCAGACCGTCCACTCGTCGCGGTGGATCGGTCTCCAGGACGTAATGAACCATGTGATGTCCTCCACCAGGAGTGAAAACGGGAGGGCCGCGAGACCCATCAAGATCGTGTATTTCTTCTTGTGCTCGGCGATCTCCTGGACATGGAGAAGGGCCAGAGCGAAGGATGCCACCGCCATCAGAGACAGGAGGCAGAGATGGTAGTACGCGAAGTGGCCGCCGGTGCCGGGGATCGGCTTGGCGTTCATCGTCCCGGTGGGGATGTAGAGCGCCTCCAGGATACCGTAGGTGATCCCGGAGGCAAGGACGAGCATCAGGAGCGTGACGAGTTCGATCTCGTAGGTTAACCACCGGCGCATCAGAAACTCCTGGTGTCCACGAAGCCTGACTCTTTCAGATAGCGCCGCTTCTGTCCGAGACTCCGAATGATCGGCACGGCCGAACCCTCCTCAAATGAGAGGTCCACGTCCGGGAACCGACGGCGGTGCTCGGCCACGTCCTCCTCAGTCGCGAGGAACCCCATCGACTCCATGCGGATCGGCTTCTTGTACGCGCCTCGCACGGCCGTCTGCTGGGCCACGAGGTCGTGCCCCATCGGTCGCCCGCAGTCCGGGCACGGCATGAGGCGGTCGAAGTCCACAACCGGCCGCATCTCGGAGTGCGTTCGGCCGCACTCACACTTGAAATCGTAGAGGGGCATTACTGGCCCGTCCCCGCGGCCTGATCCTGGAGGCGCTTGAGGCGGCGCTTCAGGAGTTCCGCGACCTGGGTGAAGGTTCCCGCGGCGGCCGTATTGCCGGTCGGCGATGCCTTCACGTCCGCGGCCTGCTTCTCCATGTCGGCGATCCGCTTGGTAATCATGCGCGCGTACTCGGCCGGATCCTCCTTGTACGATTTGAGCATGATCTGGTCGGCGGCCTGCTCGTCGAGCGCCTGCATCTGCGCTTGATGCTGTTGCTGCGCGATCTGGAGATTGCGCTGGGCGTTGGCCTCGACCGCGGCCCGGCGCGTCTCTTCCACGCGCTTCGCCGGGTTACTGAGTGCCATGAGATCCTGGGACAACTGGCCGCCGGGCTGGACACCGGAGGAACCCACGCCAGCATTTACCGAGTCGGGCATTTCATCAACCATGTTACTCTCCCTTGCAACCGGAGCATCCGGTCTTACCACAGGCGGGGCACTTTTCCTTGGGGAACGCCGCTGCGAGGCCCTTCTTGACCTTGGCTTCCATGTCCACCGCCCCCTGGATAGACCCAGCCTTAGCCTTCAGGTGCTTGAGCGCGGCCTGATGCCGCTTCTCGTCCAGCCGAATCTCCTGGGCCTTCGTCAGGTGGTGGGCGTCCTGTTCCGCCTGGAAGTCGTCAGACACGTTGGCGGTCGCGCCGCCGAGAGTCGCCTTTGGTTTCGCCATACGTTGCTCCTAAGAAAATGCCTGTTCGGGTTGGGCCTGGGACATCGTATCCTGCGAGGCCCCGCCCATGCCCATACTGAGTTCGTTGTCTCCCAGACCCGGCATGTTCGCGGGCTGGCCGTTCTGCTGAATCGCGTTCATTCCGCCGCCCGGCTGCTGCGTCGGTTTGGAGTTGTCCGGTTTCGGCGCGCTGTTCACCATCTGCAACATCTGCGCCTGGAAGTTCGGGTCGTAGAATACCTCGTCCAACCACTCCAAGTCGAGTTCCTTCGCCATGCGGATCACGAAGACGGGGAACGAGAAGGGCACCTGCATCTGCTGGCAGACCATCGCCGCCTGGGCCGCGGCCGGAAGCACCTTGCCCGCGAATAGAAGCGCCTTCTGGAGCCGCTGGTTGCTGTCCATCCTATTCATCGACTTCTCTTCGATCTCGAAGTGGAAGTCGAGGAACTCACCCTGGCGGGCGTCCGGATTCAGAATGACCTGGGACTCCTGCATCTTCGGCGGCACGATGATCGGCCCGATGGGGCTGATAACCGTCTGCGCTGGGATCGGGGTCCGCTTGATGAGGGGCAGGGCGATAAGGGGGTCCGTGTGCAGGTACCACGCGAGCTTCCGCTGGACGTTCTTCGTGGCGAGGTATACGATGTCGCGCATGTCCTCGACACGCACGCTCTGGTTGCCCTGGAGGATGTTCGCCTGGGTGGCCGTATTCGCGTTCGAGCGCGTGCCGCCGAGTTGGTCCGTGTTCCCCGCAGCGAGGTTGAACCAGTACGACAACTGCGCGAGGTGGGACTCATTGGACTGTTGCTGGCCGCCGAAGGACATGACCCGCGTGGCATCGGGATCTTGCACGCCGATGGCCTCGCCATCGCCCGCGTCCACGATCTCCTGCGCGTCGTCCGCGGCATTCGGTTTGTAGGTGAGCACGTCCTTCTGGCGCTCGGCCTGCTCCATGATCTTCTTTGCCATTTTGTTAGCGGCAACATGGAGGTCGTACCAGATACCGACCGGCGCAATGGGGAGCGGGTTGTTCGGGAGCGGCTGAGTCAGAGCGAGGTAGGTGAACGGCCCCTCGTCCGGTCCGTCGTAGTCCTCGACCCGGAGGTAGTCGTCATACACGGCCTGCCCGGTCGGGAGCCACACCATCGCCTTCGCCGCGGGCACCCAGATCTCCCGGACATCCACGAGATCCTGGAGTTCGACGATCTGCGCGGGAGTGAGTTCGTGCTGGGAAATCGACTCGACCTCGCGCCGCTGGTAGGGGTCTTGGCCCGCGGGCTGGAGTTGTTCCACGAGATCGTTCTTGAAGAGGCCCGAATCGAGGAGCATCTGCCGCGGCACCCGGACCCGGTGCCCGACGAAGGATGCCTCCTCCAACCGGCGCGCGGCCGGATCGAGGATGAAGTCGTCGAAGTCCACCACGGTCGCGTAAGGCTGGCCGTTGTCAACGCGCGTATCATCGCCGAAGGTGATGAGATCCTCGCTTGTCGCAATGCCGGTCTTCATAATCCCCATGACGAAGAGGGAGTCCACGATCCACCGGCGCAACTCGGAGCGTAGGTCCATCTCTTTCGCGAGATAGTCCAACGCGAGACCGAGCAATTCTGCGTAGCCGCGGTAGGTCAGGAATTTGGACGTAACGAGCGTTTTCGGAAAGTTTGTTACGAGATTCGGGACCAGGGTGGAGATTGCCCCGAAGATCAGGTTGAGGGGTTCGTTGCCGATAGTCGCATGGTCGCGGTCGTAATACAAAGTCACTGGCCTGCGTATTCTCTCAGAAAGAGAAGACGGGAAGAACGGAAATTGCGCAACCGCTCCTCACCTTCCTGGACCGCGCGGTACATTTTCTTAATCGTAACCGGCTTAGCAGGCATGATCTTCTCCCTGAGAGAACGCAGGCCGAAATCTCCGTGAGGCAGGCAGCATTCTACTCTCCAAACTGGCGAATGTAGGCAAAAGCCCGCTCATGCAGAGCAGGTTGCGCCTCGACTCGCCCGACTAGGAAGTTACAGGCGCGGCAGAGCAATCGTCGAACCCGACCAGTCATATGACTGTGATCGACGCACAACCGCTCGACGCTCCCATTGGCCTTGAGCAAACCGGGGCGGCCACATAGACCGCAGAGACCCTTCTGCTCCATGAACATCTTAGCATACAACTCGGCAGTAATGCCGTACCGTTTACGAAGTTGGCGTGCCCACTCTTTACTATGGTGCTTGGCCCAAGTCCGACGGCGATACTCCCGGACCTTTTCGGGGTTCGCCTTGCGCCAGTTTTTGCGGTACTCGTGGCCTTTAGCGGCCATGTTTGCTCCCTACCGTAAACTCGGGACGGCCCGAGCCAAAATCCACACGCGCACCCCAGCCGGGTTTCGTCACTCGCCCGCGGGCCAGCGCCATCCGACGGCGAGAACCGATAGACCGTCCCGGCGGCGCAGGTGTCGAAGGCTTGCCGAAAGGCGCATCTTCCACGCCGAGCAACATCAGAGCATCGGCAATCACGCGGTCGCCATGCGTCAGGCGGGCCGACTCGGACTCCTTGACAAACTCCGCGGGGCCGAGACCACCATCGTCATAGTACACGTATGTCAGGCACTCGTCAAGAGCCAGGGCGGAGTGGTTCACGATCCCGCCCTGCGCATACGCGCGGCGAAGGAGACCCATGAGTTGTTCCTTCTTCTCCTTGGAGGAGTGCCACCCGTACCGCTTGCCGGTCTTCTCCCTCACCGTCCCGCTGGCTTTGTCCACGTAGAAGTTGGGGTACTGGAGGGTCTTGACAAAGATCCGGCCGAAGTCCCAACCCGGCCCGTTGGCCTCCCAGATGACCAGAGGATGGCTCCCAGCACGAGCGCCCCCAAACCAAATAGCAGCCGCCGCCACCAGACGAGCGAGATCGTACGGGGGAGTATTGGCATCAGCGAACTCCGCTATTTTCTCTCGGGTCTCGGCACAGAGGACTGAAACCACAGAGTTACTTGCACCTTGTCCCTTGGAGATGTCAACACCAAAAACGTAGTTCTTCGTCTGATCCGGCCTCCCGCTAACCGGCGCGGTCCAGAACTTCCAGGCTCCAGTTTTGGCGACCTGGATCTGATTAAGTTGGCGGCGCGCGATGATTCCTGGCATTGCATCTTGAGCGACTCCCTTGAGGAAATCGAATCCTCGGGTGAAGGTTGGGGTCTTGGCGAAGAGGGCGCGGTGTTGCTCGATGGGGTGCGCCTCGAAGAACGTGGACCCCGAACCAACGTGGTCCATGTCCATTTCCTGGGCAACTTCCTGGGGTGATCGGCGCTCGCACTCCGCGTCGTACCAAGGCGACCGGATCTTCCACGCCTTGGTCACTTCATCCTGGACGGAGTATCGGCCGCGCCCCTTCTCGGGATGCTCCCACCAGGGCATGACAAAGACCTTGATCTGACCGCTCTTGACCCACTTGCTATACTCGGTCCCCGGCCCGGCAGGAGTCGAGTTGACTAGACGGCAGGCCGTCACATCCGAAGTCGCCCAACGCATCTTCGTACCGGACTCCACCTTTGCAAACTCATCCAGTAGGACTGCGCGGCGTCTATCGCCCGAAGCAGCGTTCGAGTTAGCGGATTCCCCGTCGATCTTCGACCCGTTGGCGAGATTAGAAAAGTGCATCGTAATATCCGCAATCGGGGGAACCATCCATGCGGGAAGCCACTTGCGTATATACCGATGCTTCCAGAACAGCGACTTCGGATTGTCAGACCTATCGACGTACTCCTCGGTTCGGGAGATTTCCAGAAAGATAGAATCAGGCCGGAAAATAAACTGATGCTCGAAGAGTAGGATGTGGTCCCACGATGCGCCCATCTCACGACTCTTATCCGTCGCCAGATCATACCCATTCTGAATAGCATCTTGGATCTCCAATAGGTGGCGGTCCTGGATCTCCCAGGTCACGTAGGGCGCATGTACACCCTCGGCCTGCCGCTGTTTGCCCTGCTCATCCACCTCGCGCAACTTGAAGGTGAAGACAAAGGCGTTGACCCAGAAGAGGAGACTGTCCCGGCACGCCGCCCAGAGGTCGTTCTGAAAGAGAGGATCGTCGTCCGCATCGCGCAGAAGTCGGGCACGCCATTCCAGGTTCTCGTGAATACGCTTGGGCACCTTGAGGCCCGTCACGGGGTCCGTCCACATGGACGGCACGTTCGGAAAGGGCGTCGAGAGTTCTGGTTTCGCGATCTCGTCAGGCATTAGTCCACTAGGTTTTCCAACTCCCCGAAGTCAAAATCATCGAAGATCTCGCCATCACCAAGATAGCGCATCTTACTCCTCCTCTTCGGGGGCCTCCTCCGCGGACGCCTTGGCGAGACTGTTAATCCGCGCCTTGCCAAGATCGCTCACCTTGTCGGTCAGAGACCGGCCCTGGTCCTCGACCACGGCCACGGGGATCTTACCCTCGATCCGGTTATAGAGGATGTCGATGGCCCACACCGCGGGAGGCACCCGCTTCTTCTTGTCGGGGTTGTCCAGGTCGCGCACTTCGCCGAGGGCATGCTGCCAGACGAGATCGGCAAGCACCTGGGCCTTGGTCATGGGGTCGCCGTTGGGGTCCAGGGTCTCCACGTCCAGCGCCAGGGCGCGCAGGTACTTCGACAGGATCGCGCCGGTCGGCACCTTCATCGGGCGTGGTTCCGGGGCCTTCTTACCCACCGATCACTCTCCCGGTATTGGACCCGCCCCCAGATGCGGACCCCATGAAGTCGCCGCCGCCGTAGTGGACGCCGTTGAGCACGTCGGCCTGGGCGGGGAGAAGGGTCGGGTCGTAGAAGGTCACCAAGGCCGGGGCCGTATTGTCGTAGGCCAACTTGACCCCCGGCTTGACTTCCAGGATCGCTGCTGTGATTCCGACCGGATAGCCGGTTCCCGTGAGGTCCGTCCCGTTTAGGATCACCATCCCGAGAGTAGCGGCCACACCGAGCGCACCGAGCACCGTGCCGCCCTTGGCGAGGGTCACGGTCAGAGTGCTGGCCCCGGTCATATTGACGCCGTGCGACCCCACGGCACTTCCGCCGACCGCGCTGGGGATCGTCACCGACGCGCCGGTGGCGCTAATCATCACTCCATGCGCAGCCGCCAAGGTCCCGCCAGTTGCGGTCCCCAGAAAAGTCAATGACCCGGCCGCCAAGAGAGTGACTCCGTTTGCGCCGCCGGTTCCTCCGCCCGTCGCATTTGTGACCGTGGCCGTAGAGGTCGCAGTAGAGAGAGTGACCCCTGCCCCAGCGTCGCCTTGGGCAGTCGTCACGATAGCCGTACCCCCGGCCCCCACCGCGACACCGGGGGAGGTTGATGCCGACGCGCCGGTGGAGGTTCCCACGGTAGCGCTCCCCGCGGTGGCCGTATTGATTCCCGCGGAGTTGGCTCCGCTCGACCCACCCATTGCCGCCGTCACGAGGACGGTCCCGCCGCTCTGGTTGATGCCATAGGTCGTCGCCGCGCTTCCTCCCGTCACCGTGCCGTTGACTGTGAGACTCCCCCCGGAGATATCGGCCCCGCGGATAGCGCTCGCGGTCCCGCCGGTCAGATTCCCATTGATCGTCACGGTCTGGGTCGTCACACCTAGGAGGGTGTTGGTCGTCCCCGCCTGGAGATTCGCCGCGATGGTGGAGGTGGCATTGCCGAGGATAATCTGCCCACCGGACGGCGTGACGCCATTGGTCGTGGCCGAGATGGAGGCGCAGGTGTAGGTGCTGGCATTCGGACCGTTGAGGGTCAGAATGAAACCGTTGAGGAAGATGTTGTCCGTGGGACCGGGGGCCGATCCCGTATTGAGACCGTTGCTGCACGTTAACCAGTTGCTCGACACGAGTAGGGTGATGTTCGCCATAGGGCCTTACTCCAGATCAGGGGCGGCCGAGAGGGCGGCCTGGACTGCTTGCGCGATGAGTTGGTCCTCGATCACCCGGTCGCTATCCTCCTGCTCGGCCAGGGCGCGCATGGCGTCCATCGCCTCGTCGATCACGACTTCGCGGTGCGCGATAGTCTGCTTAGTCGGTGGGTACGTTAGTGACTCACTCACTACCATCCTCCTCCACGGGGGGTCCGTGGATGATTCCTGAACCGATGGGGCCAGTGGCCCACATGGGCCTAACCCTGGCTCACGAAGCCGCTCACCACGAGATCCACCTGTCCCGCCGCTGCGATCAGGGCCGCGCCGTAGCCCACCGGGCCGGTGATCGGCGTCTCGAAGTGGTGGGCAAGGCCCCCCAGCACTTCGGCATTGCCCTTGGCGATACGCAGTCCCGCGCCGTCCGCAATGACAGCGGTCGCGAGGGGATAGAAGACGAGGTTGTAGGTGCCCCCGGCCGTCGAGATGAAGATGAGGTCGGTGATCGTGAGGAACTCGGTCGCCTTCTGGGTGCGCGCCGTGAGGGTGCCCGCGTCGTAGAGGGTGACAGAGTACGATCCGCCACCCGCATTAGCGTTGACTACCTCGCCTTTGATCTCGTCGCCGTGAATACGTGGCATTGCTGGTCTCCTGGGGCCATTGGGCCTGAGCACGTATTATCCCCGAATGACCGGGGGGCGTCAAGAGCGAAGTCAATCGCAATCCGTTCCGTGTACTCCGAGGGGTAGGATCGCCACCTGGACTGGAGGCCGGTGTTGTACGACAGGAGATGGCCGAGTTCATGGGAGACGGCCCGCGGGGAGGAGGTCCGCACAAAGACCGCCCTATTCGTGGCGGGGTTGTAGTAGCCCTCCATCCAGGAGGCATCCACTCCCTCCGCACGTCCGAAGGCATCCAGGGCGACGTAGTCCGGCACCACGACGCAGACCAGGGCGCAGGTTGGGGGGCGCGTTCCAGGATGGGTCCGCAGGAAGCGCGCCTCCTCCCGCTGGAGGTAGACGGGTAGAGCCGGGGCACCCTGTCCCTGGACATAGAGGCCGGGGGCCTGACAGCCCACGAGGAGGACGAGTAGTAGAGCAAAGCGCATTTTCTTAGTATACCACACCTAGAAAAGTTCGCATTGGATCTCCCACTCGCCGGTCTCCTGATCCTAGATTCCATCACGCGACCGCTTGATCGAGAGGCCACACCGGGGGGCCTTGTCCTATTGGACCTGGACCTAGACCTAGACTCAGGATACGCAAACAATTTTATTATTCGTTTGCTTTGCCTTAGATCATGGCGTATAGTTCTCGTGTACGCAATAACGCGTACTATACATGAGAAGGAATAGATATGAACATTCGTTTGATTGTGCCCAACTGCAATCGTAGCGTATCGCCTACTGTCGCCTATGGTCTTGAGATTGCCCGCATTGCCGGAGGGTTCACGTCCTACGCTGCTACGGGTGGATGGATCGACGGGCAGGATGTGCTTGTGGTCGAGCCAGTGACCGTGTTCGATATCGCATTCGAGGAAGCGGACGTGGACTTTCCCCGCGATACTTTCCATGCCCTGGCACGCCGTATAGCGGCCGACCTCCACCAAGACGGCGTATACTTGTCAATCGACGATCAAGTCGATCTAGTCAAGCCGGTCTAAAATCGCCCATCTCGCGTGCGGAAGCCCTGGGACCGGACCTCCTCCGGCCAGGGCTTCTTTATTTGTATTGTGCAATATGTAAAATACGTTCCATATTGCGTCTGGCGCAATACTGGCCGAATGTTACCCGTGTTACCCTAGATCAGGTGATTCCCCTACTGCTAGGGTAGGTAACATTGTAACCCCTTGCTCAAGTCAAGACTTGCAATGGCAATAAAACAATGTTACCCCTGTTACCCCCCCATGTACACCATCTTGCTCTGTACTACTACTACTACCCTTCTATACATACCTATACTATACTACTATCTCTACTACTCTCTAGATTAACCCATAACTGTCTAGAATAGGTAACAAGGTAACGCGGTCCGTAAGCCAGCTCCGACAAAGACTTCCGTGTTACCCGCAAATAATTGTTACCTTTCTCGGGATGTTGTTTGCTTTGGGTAACATGTTACCCTATACTATCCTCTGAAAGGA